AACTACCTAAAAATAACACCTCAGCCTGTAATCAACATTTTGCGACATCTGCTGCTTCAAGCGCAATGTCAACGCCTGCTGCTGTAAGCGCGGCGACTGAGCAACATGTCAAAGACAGGATGGCTGCTTTAAGCGCCGACGGAACGACCGTCAACAAAACCCCGCCTAAGCGCGGAAGACGAGGAGGGTCGCCTTGTGGGTCTAGAACTAGCAATACTAGTCGAGGGCCTAAAAGCACTAGTGAAGTGCAACCACCCGGGTTACGTTTTAGAGATATTTCAGACTGGGCGAAAGCCTGGAAACATACTGTCTCTACCAAAGATGAGTTATCAGCAGAGTATTGTACGAGGATGTCAATTCCCTTCACTCTCGCTGATCGACTTCCCAATCCCCATGCTATCAGCGCACTGGCACGTGATGAAGTCGTGCGCCAACTTTTGATGAAAGAAGGCAAAGGGAAAACCAATCTGTCGATTCTCGATTGGTTCGGAGGGAAGCGAAACCAAAAGTTCAACCCAGCAATTGCTGGACCTTTTGGAGTTGTAGTCTCTGGGAAACAAACTAAACCCTCGAGTCGGGCTCTGTCTATAAAATGGACAATTGCCCCCGAAACTGCTATCGCAGGCGATGTGAATCGAGTACCGGTTCGCGTCTCCGTCTCGGAAGGAGAAAGATTTGATTTTGTATTGGTCCAAGACGTCTATCATGACGGTCCCACACCCACTTCAAAATTTCTCCCTGAATCAATCCGAAAACTCTCAGTTTTTTCAAGAAATGTCTATGTAACAGCACGGGCGTTTTTAGGAAAAGCCGGAGCTGACGATTTCGGCAACTCGAAAATTGAGCAAGTGTTCTACCGAGATGAAGATGATCTCATTATCAGTTCGCCTGATTCTGAGGCTTCGAATTATCCTAGACATCCAGACATCGATTGGGTCACTCAATACCGACATTTAGACGGGATTGATATTGTCCCCATGACCGGTGTAAATCCTTATTTTCTTTCTCTCTGTTCTGTTTCGAACGATGGGTGCCAAGAAATTGGCGTTCAGCGATTAAAACAAGGGAAGATCGTTGATATGGAGATGGAAGTCCCTACACAGGGCGTCTTTTCCGACGCATGGATCGGTTGGCTCGTGAACTCGAAAAGTTCACTTTCTTATTGGCTATTTGGTTTTAAGAAGGAGACTGTGAGAGTGCACGCAAGCACATTTGCCGAGTTAAGTCTCGCCTTTTCCGTTAAGACACCTAACGGACAAATTCTTGATTCTTTAGTAACTCAAGTAACTACACGTCTGATGAAAGACCCTGAACTACGTGCGCTATTCGCGCGATTTCCCTTTGAATTCAACCGTATTAAAACAGGAACAGTAATGGCCTGTTTATATGGTGATAGAAAGGAGAATGTCGCAGTGGTTCATAACATGCGTACACAATTTGCGGTCACAGAACCGTCTCTTGTGGCAGCACGCGGGTCGACCATCAAGAGTACCAAGACATATGTTCTTGGTCTCATCACCGCTGTGTTACTTGGATTGTTGGGAAGTACTATGCTAGCTGGTAGGTTTATTCCCGCCAGTTTTTTTCAGGCAATACCCTTTAATTTCTGCAGTGGCAGAAGAGGGACTCTATTGGAATAGCCCACAAATATATTTTGCTGGGGTGGCATATGAATTTGCGCGAGATATCACAACAAATCCGTTGGGAGCAACGGCTAACCTGTTCATGCATTCCGGTCTGGGAGTGATAAGAAACATGGGGTTAGGAGGTAAAATAGTTGCAGCAGTCATCCACGTGGGTTGGAACTGGCTAACAACTAGAACCCGAGTGTCAGGACGATTTGATGTTTTTACGGACGCTTACAATCAAGGAATCTCTCTTGAAACGATTGAAGGAAACGTTAGTGCCATTCCCGCAGGTACATCGTTCAATTCTTACGTGACCAAGATGGAATCTCAACCTGTGAAAATCCGAGAACATGTTTCAATTTTTGTTGATCGACAAGAAGTCGATTCTAGAACAGCTTTTGAACTTCTCAGGGTTGCGACGGGTCCCAATAGGACCTATCCAATTCTGATTACACATCGTCTTCTACATCAGCCTGCCAATGTGGAATCCAATCTCTTGGCAGCAGTTCTTGTTAGGATCTTAAATGATCCATTTGTAGACAACATTAATTCTGAAGAGTTCCGACATTCTTGTTGGAAAAAACTTTCTGTTTTAGTCGTTGAACAAGGACTATTGGACGCTCATCCTGAAGCTCAGATCAGCTTTTCAGAATGTGTCCAATTAATGGGAAAGAAAGGTAAAAGATTAGAGAGAGCTTATGATGCCCTTTTAAAAGGAGCTATTGGTAGAAGTGGAAAAACTATCAATCTTAAGTGGAATGAAACTTTGTCTATCAACAAGGATATTCTCGGAGTCGT